TCCATACGGATATTTAGCAAAGCAAACCTTTGCAAAGGGCAGTGTTTACGGCATTATTTGGTAGATTCTTATAAATATCATTAAGAGATTATATTTTAAAGGAAGTGAAAAACATGGCACTAACATCCCCAGGCGTAGAAGTTACGATTATTGACGAGAGTAATTATCTTCCAGCCGCAACAAATTCAGTACCGTACGTTCTGATAGCAACTGCACAAAACAAAGTAAGTGGCGCAGGCGTAGGAGTAGCGGCAGGAACAACGGCAGCAAATGCAAACAAATGTTATTTGATTACCTCACAGAGAGATTTGGCAGCCACATTTGGTACACCATTCTTTTATAGCACTGCAGCAGGAACAGCAATTAATGGATACGAACTCAATGAATATGGATTACTTGCGGCCTATTCCACACTTGGAGTAAGCAACAGAGCATACGTACAAAGAGCAGACATTGACCTAAGTGCTCTTACAGCTACATTAGTACGTCCAACTGGTGATCCAGCCGACGGTGTTTATTGGTTTGATACAGGTGTCAGCACATTCGGTGCATTTGAATGGTCAGCAACTACAGAAACGTTTACTGCTAAAACAGCAATAGTAATTACATCAGTAACTGATTTAGTTGGCGGTGTTTCAAGTGGAGTCCCATTAGATTCAGTTGGTAGCATAGGAGATTATGCAGTAAACACAACAAATACAAGTAACCCTGTATACTTTAAGACACCAGGAAACACTGCAGCCACTCTTACAGCTAATACATGGGTGTTAATTGGAAGTGACGAATGGAAGAATTCATGGCCAACTGTTATTGGAACTGCAACAAATCCAACACTAACAGTTGGAAATTCGTTAATATTAAACGATGTTACTGTAGCAATGACTGGTACTACTGTTACCACAGCGGCTAGTGATATTAATACTGCTGCAATTCCAGGTATTTTAGCAACAGTAGCCAATGGAAAACTACAGATATTTGTTGACTCAGCAGGATCAAATGATGGTTCAACTGACAATGGCAATGGTATTATGATGGTGGACGCCGGTACAGGTACACTGTTAACAGATTTAGGAATTACTGCAAGTGGAGACCACCCGTATTATGCACCAGGTCTACAACAGGGTTACAACTATAACAACCCACCCTGGGGATCAACAAACGCAGAACCACATCCATCAGGATCAGTTTGGTTCAAACTAAACAATGTTAACTCGGGTGCAAATCTAGTTGTTAAGCAATATGCAGTAGCAACTGATACATTCACTACATTAAGTACACCAGTTTTTGCTAACGATCAATCAGCACTAAAAGGGCTTGACCCAGCAGGTGGTGGAATAAATGTGGCAGCAGGTTCACTTTATGTACAAAATAATGTGCAAGAGAACAATACATATACTTTTAAATTCTTTGACAGATTTGCAACCGGTGCTACATTGGTTACAGGAACAGACACTGCTCCAGTATTTGTTAATTCAGAAACATTTACAATACAAGCAAGTGCAAAGAACAGTAATACATTAACAACTGCGGTTACTGCTCAACTGGCAGGAACAACTGCCTCAGACTTTGTTGCAGCCTTTACAGGAGCAAATGTAGCAAATACAACTGCAAGAGTATTAGCAAGTGGTGCAGTACAAATTGAGCATACACTCGGTGGTGTAATTGTACTCAAAGACACAAGTGGTACACCATTGATAGATGCAGGTATTACCACTGCAATTACAACTGGGCAAGTTAGAGCAGGTAATAACAGTGATATAATTGTAAGTAACTGGGTTCCATTAGGATTTGGATCAATACCAGTTTATACTGCAAGTTCAACCGCACCAAGTATTGATCCAGCAGATGGAACATACTGGTACTATAGTGCAACGGGTGATTGTGATATTATGATCCAAAGTGGCGGCACATGGAAAGGTTATAAAAATGTAACTACTGACCAACGTGGTTTTCCTTTAAGTACAACTAGTCCAAACGGTCCAATAGTAAGTGCAAGTGCTCCAACAAAGCAAAGCGATGATAGTCCATTGGTATATGGTGACTTATGGCTTTCAACTGCAGACTTAGACAATTATCCAGAAATTTACAGATGGCAAAGTGTTACTAGTGTGGATCAATGGGTATTATTAGATAATGCAGATCAAACAACACAAAATGGAATACTATTTGCTGACATGCGTTGGGCCGGAAATGGAACAACAGATCCTATTACAGGTGATATTCCTACAATAAAAAGTTTGCTAACAAGCGACTATGTAGATTTAGACAAGCCAGATCCTACACTTTATCCGGAAGGAATGTTGGTGTGGAACATGAGACGTTCAGGATTTAACGTGAAAAGTTTCCAAGTTGATTACTTTAATGCAACTGACTTTCCGTTTGCTACGTTTGGCGCATTGCCTACAGTGACAGATGCTTGGGTAACTTCAAGTGGACTACAGTCAGATGGTTCAATGTTTGCAGGTAGAAAAGCAGTAAGAAATATTGTAGTTGCCGCTATGAAATCTGCAGTCGATGGTTCACAAGAACTACGTGAAGAGCAAAAAATATTTAATTTACTATGTGCTCCAAACTATGAGGAATTAGCAAGTAACTTAGTTGCACTTAATAACGAGCGTAACAACACAGGATTCATCCTAAGTGATGCTCCTATGCGTTTAGCAGATACAGGAACAGATATAACAAACTATGCAACAAATGCAAACGGAGATGGTTTAACAACTGCTGACCCATACTTTGGTGTATTTTATCCAAGTTGTCAAACAACTGATCTAAGTGGAACAGTTGTGGTTGCTCCAGCAACACATATGATGTTAAGAACAGTTGTACGTTCAGACGATGTTGCTTTTCCATGGTTAGCACCAGCAGGTACAAGACGTGGTACTGTTGACAATGCAAGCCAATTAGGTTATGTAGACGCTACAACAGGTGAATTTGTACAAACTGCTGTTAGACAAGGATTGCGTGATACACTGTATGAGAATTCAATAAATCCAATTACTTTTATTCCTGGTTCAGGCATATTAAATTACGGAAATAAAACTACATTCAGTGGCACATCCTTAGATAGAATAAATGTTGCAAGACTTGTAGCATTTATTAGAGGCAGATTAGAAACAATTGGTAAAAACTTTGTGTTTGAGCCAAATGATACTACAACACGTGATGAGATTAAGAATGCCATAGAAAGTCTAATGATTGACTTAGTAGCAAAGCGTGGAATATACGATTACCTTGTTGTGTGTGACGAATCAAATAACACGCCAACAAGAATTGATGCTAACGAACTATACGTTGATGTTGCAATTGAGCCAGTAAAAGCAATTGAATTCATCTATATACCAGTTAGAATTAAGAACACAGGCGAAATTACGGCTGGTAACGTAGCCAGCTCAGGCGGTATTACATACGCCGGTTAATGTACTTTAAACAACGAAAAATGAGGTTTAGGCCTCATTTTTTTGTGGACAATTTTAGATAAATAATATTTGTAATAAGGAGAATTAGAAATGGCCGTATCATCGCTAACAAGAATGACAGTGCCTTTGGCATCAGATCAAAGTAGTCCTACACAAGGACTATTAATGCCAAAACTAAAATATCGCTACCGGGTGGTATTTGAAAATCTTGGCGTGTCTACACCTAGAACAGAACTTACTAAACAGGTAATGACTTTTACTAGACCTACTATAAACTTTGAAGAAATTGAAGTTCCAATTTACAACAGTAGAATTTATCTTGCTGGACGTCAAACATGGGACGCTGTATCAGCAACATTTAGAGATGACGCTGGTGGAAACGTAAGTAGATTAATTGGTGAGCAGATCCAAAAGCAAATGGATACACTAGAACAAGCATCTGCAAGTTCAGGCATCGATTACAAATTTACTACACGTTGTGAAGTACTTGATGGTGGAAACGGAACAAGTACACCTAACGTCCTTGAGACTTGGGAATTATATGGTTGCTTTTTAGTAAATGCTAACTATGGTGATTTAGATTATGGATCAAATGATCCAGTAACTATTGAAACATCAATACGTTATGACAACGCAGTTCAGACACCACTTGGAACAGGAATCGGAGCAACAGTAGGAAGAACACTGGGTGACGTCGTAACTGGCTAATTAAGTTTAAGGAGTAACTTATGGCTTTCGGTGAAGACTTTCTCAAAGGATTCTTTGGTAACGATTTCTTAAAAGACTACACACATGCGAGTAAGACTTTCCGTAGTAATAACGGAGCTCTTTCTCCACGTCGTAAATTTCTATTCCATGTTGTATTCAATATAAACGTACAACAAATTCCGCAACTTGCAAATGTATTTCAAGTAAACGATTTAAGTAATCTTAACCTGCTTGTTAAAGAAATTACACTTCCTGCTTATAAGTTTTCAGTTGAGACGATGAATCAATACAACCGAAAACGTAAGGTTCAGACACAGATTGAATACAATCCAATAACCTGTATAATGCATGATGATACTAGCGATTTAAGTAGAACATTATGGTATAACTATTATTCATACTATTATAAGGATGCAAGTCAAAAGTATTTTGATGCCGCAGTAACAAATGGAAGCCTTGGACCAAATGCACAAGGAGTTGATCCAGGTGCATCATTTCCTTATGGCTTTAGAGACATATACACTCAGGATAGAGAAATTAACGACTGGGGTTATATTGGTGAAAGTTACATGGATGGTGCTAGAGCAGGAAAGCCTGCGTTCTTTCGTGACATTACTATATTTGGTTTCAACGATCATAAATGGGCTGCCTACACTCTGGTTAATCCTATTATCAGCTCTTTTGAACACGACACGTACAACTATAGCGAAGGTGCAGGTATTATGCAAAATACTTTTACCTTTGATTATGAAACAGTAAAGTATTATCATGGAGCATTATCTGGCAGTAAACCAGATGGTGCTATTCCAAGTTTCGCCAATCCGGCAAACTACGATACAGTTACATCACCACTGTCAAGGCCAGGAAGTGCTGGAACAATACTTGGACAAGGTGGATTGATTGATGCCGCTGGTGGTATAATCACTGATTTGAGTGCTGGTAACCTAGCAGGAGTTGTCGGAGCAATACAAAAAGGTGGTACTGCATTTGAAACATTTAAAGGCAGAGACTTGCAAGCAATACTTAAAACAGAATCAGAAAATATTGCTCGATCACAAATTAAACAGGATCTTCCAGGAGCTGCACGTGGTGTATTATTTCCTAAAGCACCTGTTACTCAAGCAGTTGGTAAGAGTGCACCAGCAGGATTAAAACCAATACCTACAGCTGTTGGAGCAAGACCATACACTAACCTAACTAAACCAGTAACTATTCCAGATCAAACTAAGACGAGTTAACAATGCCAACAGTAAACTATACAAATCCAAAAACAGATCTCACAGTAAGACTATTTGATGAATTTTACAAACGTGAACTTGTCATTGATTCAAATGTATACGATACTGTATTGAGTTTTTTTACAAGTATATTTGCTGATGGTGATGCTGCTCAGAATTTTACACTGAGTGTTTTTACTATCAGTGAAGATAGTGGTACTCCTGTTGAAACTCTTCTAAGCGAATTAAGCAAACAAAATAAAATTCAGATTACTGCTACACTAGCATATTATCTAAATAATCAACGTAGCAATGCCACACTGCTTGGTATTACCAATACTCCTATTCCTAATCAATATACTGCTCGCAACATACTGATATAGGTGGTATATGTCCAAGTTTCAACAAGGCATATACACTGTAATGAATCAAAAAAAGTACGCAGGCAAAGGTGCACCTAAGTATCGTAGTGGTTGGGAACTAGCATTTATGAGATTCTGTGATAGTAACGATCATATAATTACATGGTCAAGCGAAAGTCTAACAATACCATATAGAAATCCAATGACAGGAAAACCAACTAGATACATTCCGGATTTCTTAATACAGTATAGAAATAAAAACAATCAAGTTGTAACTGAACTAATAGAAATCAAACCAAAGAAACAGAGTATTCTTGAAAGTAAAGCCAGCAACAGAGACAAGATGGTTGTAGCAATTAACTATGCAAAATGGGATGCCGCACAGAAGTGGTGTAAACGTAATGGACTAACATTTAGAGTTATAACTGAAGAAGATATATTCCGTCAAGGCGGAAAGCGTAAATAAGTACAATGAAAACTTGTGAACTATGTGATACCAGATTTACTTGCGATCCAAACTACACTTGTTGGTGTATGATAGAACCGTTAGTACCAATTAACATAGAGTTACACGACTGCGTATGCCCAGAATGTTTGAAGGAAGCACATGACCAAGAAACTAGAAGAATTGTTTGACTTACCGATTGACGAAGGACTTGCTGAAGAAGTAGTGCCTGATAATGTGCCTGAAGCAAAGCCTGAAAATAATTCCATTATGCAAAACACACTTAGTGAATTAGACAAAGTACAAGCAGCTTTGCCACTGGTGCGTGGACTAGAAGCAAGTGACACAGAAATGGACGACCTTGCTGACAAAGCCACTAAAGGGTTTGACGATATGATGGACTTAGGAATGAATGTTGATAGTCGTTGGGCAAGTGATATATTCGGAGTAGCAAGTACAATGCTTGGGCATGCTATCACTGCAAAGACAGCTAAACTAAACAAGAAACTAAAGATGGTTGATTTGCAACTTAAGAAAGCAAACTTAGATCAAAAAGTTGCTACAAATAATGACGAAACAGTAGACGGAACCGGCGTTGTATTAGATAGAAACGCACTTTTAGATCGATTGTTAAGCGACAATAAAGAACAAAAGAATTCCAATTGAGCTAAATACTGCATAGAAGGAACAACAGATGAAATCATTATCACAATACTTGACAGAAGCCAAACAAACATTTGATTACAAGATCTATATTCTTGGTGATGTTGAAGCTGATGTTTTAAACGACTTGGAAGAAAAACTTCAGCAGTTTGATGTACTTAAGATGTCACAACCAAAGAAAACTCCAATTCAAAAGACTCTTCCAGTATTTCCAGAAGCTGAAAACGAAAGTATGTCAATTATTGATGTGTCTTTTAACTATCCAGCAACACCACCGCAGATGATACAAATTGCTCGTTTGCTAGGTATGGATCCAAATGCTATTAGAATACAACAATCTACATATGCAGATAGCATTGATGCTGAGCGTGAAGGGTACGAAGAGCAACCAAATCCAGTACTTGGAAGCGATGAAGGTGAACAACCTGAAAGCAAGGCAAGCAAAGAAGCAAGTGAATACTATGCTGCAGATCCTTACACAAGAAAAGTAATTGGTAATGAATATTCAAGTGATTTCACAATAGCAGGCGGTGCAGACCCAGATGTATTTCCATCAGGTCCGCTATACTCAACAGGTTATCCAAATAGCACTACAAGTCCTATTATGGGTACTAACAAGATTCCGGTCGTAAAATCCTCTAGTGGTAGTTCGGCTCCGGAGAATCGCAATGACGGCCCTCCGGGTAAAAACAAGAAATAAAGGAACCAACAATGGATACTATATACGACACACTATCTAAACTTAACAAGATTGCTAACCAACCAGAAGCTAAAGCAATAGTGAAAGAAGATAACCAGGCTTTGATGAAAAAAGGTCTAGAGGACCTTATGCGAAAATCAAGTAAGATGAATAAGCAGGCAGACTACAAGCCATTTGGCAAAGGTGACAAAGACTATGAAACTGGTCTACCAAAGGATGCCAAGAAGGACAAGATGTTTGACGACATGGCTGCCGCTGATGCAAGTAAAATGAATAAGCAAAGCACTTACACACCATTTAGCGACAAACAAAGTCCTGATGGGTTGCCAGAGAAGAAAAAAGACAACAAGATGTTTGAAAAAGAGTCTGATGTTGAAAGAGATGATCGTGCAGAGAAAGCAGGACGTGAAGTAAAGCGTGATGCAAAGTATGATCATTATCGTCATGCTGGTAAAGATGGTAAATCAGTGACCAAAGATATTGAATATGATGAGAAGCATGATAAAGATGGAATGCACGAAGCTCAAGGCTATGACGACAAAGAAGATGAGTCATTGGGCATGCGTACAGGTAAAGAGTCAGGCAAAAAACAATCAATGAAAGATCGTAGAGATGATTCATACGGTAAGTTTGGAAAGCGTGACAAAGAACACGAAGATGGCAAAATGCACGTAGGTGAAGATCAAGGTTATGATGATAAAGAAGATGAATCTCTTGGAATGCGTACTGGTAAAGAAGCCGACAAAAAGCAGTCAATGAAAGACCGTAGAGACGATTCATATGGTAAATTTGGCAAACGTGATAAAGAACACGAAGATGGAAAGATGCACATGGGTGAAAACTCAGGTACACTTAAAGATGCAGCCAGACAAGGTGTTATGGCACGTTTAGCAGAACTAGCCGGTATACCAGCACAAGAGATTGAAGAAGCACTAGGTACTCCACAGGACATTGCAGACAAAATTATGTCTGAAGATCCGCTTGATGAAGCAGATGTTGAAGAGGGTAACGAATTCTCAGGTGAAAGAGACAAAGCAATCAAAGCAGGCAAGAATGACTTTACAGTAGACGGTAAAACTTATCCTGTAAAAGGCGATAAGAACGAATCACTTGAAGAAGCAGATGATGACAGCGACATGCCATCCAAAGCACACATTGAGAAGATGTGTAAAGATGGAAAGACCAAAAAAGAAATTTGCGACATGCATCCTGACTGTGATCAAGGCAAACTAAAAAAGATGATAGATGATTGTGCTGACCACATGGACGAATCAGAGATTAACGAAGGCGCTGTAAAAGACATGATGCAGGATGTTGAAGAAGGTATGGATAAAGCAGAATTTGAGAAAAAGTATCCAGGTCAAGACTACGACGGTATCAAAAAAGATATCGAAGATAGAATGGACGAAACTACGTCAAGTGGATCAGTTGCAACTGGCGAAGGTGCAGGCAAGCCTCTTTATAATGCTCCAAGTATCTATGAAAACAATGAGATTGTAAAGCGTGCAAGGCAACTTAATGAAGACATGAGCATAAGCGTACATGCTGGGACTGATGCAGAGCCAAGCATTAACATCAATGCAAGTGGTGAAGATGCAGGTAAAATGATGGAACTATGTAAACTTGCTGGTATAGGTGGCATGAGTAGCATGGGTATGGGATCGCAACCACAATCACCATACGGTGAAGTTGAAATCCAAGTAGCAGAAGATCAAGAATTTGCTAACAGTGCTAATGATACAGAAACTGCTGACATTAACACAATGGTTAATACAATGAGCGGTGGATTGAATGGTCAGAAGAAAATGGCATATCCTCGAGCATCGCAAGGCGATAATGCAATGGCTACACTAGGTGAATCAGAGCTTGTAGAAACAAGTGCGAATCAATTAATGAAACAATATCAGGCATTTAAAACAAAATGAGCTTAAAAAAATATATCACCGAAAGCGAGAGAGCAACTGCATTTCCTGTTACAGGCGATGTTCTTAGAGTAGTTGTTAACGAATATAGTGAGAATGAGATTGCTATAGACTTTCCAGTGGTAGAACACACAGATAACAGTA